CATAATCATACTCGTTTTTATCTACTTGCTTTAAAATTGCTCTATCTGAATATCTCATTAGAATATTAATAATTGACCTTTCTTTGATTTTTCTTTCTTGAAGTCTTCTCTTAACATTTCATCCCAAGGGGCGAACTCATTTAAGAAAGTCTCATAGTTAACAGAGTGACCTTCAACAGATTCAGACGTAGCACCTTCAGCACCACGTCTGTTAAATCTTTTAATAACACAGTCTTCGATAATGAACCTGTATTTATTTTCAATTTCATCTTGTTTATAAGTGAATTTGAAATGGTCAATAACCTTATCAATAAGTCTACATAGGATAGTATCTTGCAAAGTATCACGAATATCTAAATCTTCTTTAACGTTATCTAATACTAAATCTCTATCCATAAGTTAACTCCTAAGGTTCGATATCCAACATATACACATCATCTAATCTTTCAAATGATGGTAAAGCAATCATAGTTACTTTAGTTTGAACATTGACAGGATCAACTAGTTCTTGAGTTGTAATAGCAATACCAGTATTAACAACTTTCACTTCAACTCCAGCAACATTCCCACCTAATAAATCAGATTCTTCTGGTGTAGTACCGAATACTGTTTTCCCTAAAGTAGCGTTAGGAATGAATGATACATAACCTTCTGGATAGAATTTTTTAGTGTTTCCATCATCATCTACAAATGTATCATTTTTAATCTCAACTTTTACACCATGTGCATCTAAAAGGTATTCAGTTAATTCAGTATTTGTTACTGTAGCTCCTTTAGGTGCTAATGGTTTAACGTTTTTAATAGTTGAGTTTGCTTTTCTGATTAAACCAAAAGTTTTTTGAGTCATGATAAGAATTTCTGCTTTCTTACCTTGATTTTCCATAGCTTCAATAGCTTTTTCAATATCAGCTAGTGGAGTTGCTTCTGCTTCAGTCCATTTTGTCCCAACAGTTCCTTTCATAGAGTCTTTAACTCCATAATCAAACTCTTGAGCTACTCCGTTATTGTTAAATGAGATTTTACCAGTTGCTAACACTTGCATTCTCATAGCTTCTAATCTAGCTTTAGCACCATTTAATAAGTGTGTTTGGTCATCAAAAATACCAGTAACCACACTATCAATAAGTGCTTGATTACCGGTAGCTTCAATCATATTTAATTGTTGTCTTTCTTCTTCTTTAACTACAACAGCCTCTTTGAAGAATGGCATTTGCTCTTCTGTTACGCTTAAGTTCATTCTTTCACGTAGAGGAGCTTTAGTATCGAACGCAGCAGGTTTTAAAGCTACTGCTTTACCACTTCCACCTTTTACAAATGCTAATTTAATTCCTAATTGTTTTCTAGCAGGAAATAATTTATCTCCTAAAGTAGTATCAACGTTCTCTTGTGAAGCGTTCCAATATCCACTTACATTTTCTGCTGTAATTGTATCGTAAATTAATGCCATATTTTATAGTCCTCCTTATACACCTTTTACAAATTTGATTAAGTTTAATTTTGATTTTACGTTTGCATCAACAGTACCACCGTTGCATTTGTCTTCACGTAAAGTACCTTTAAACACACATGCTACTACTGAGTCTCCATCAGTTAAATCAACGTCATGTAATGCTACTCCGTCAACGTATTGTGCTGTTGCATCACCAGTTAATTTCTTAACTTTTTTTGTTCTATCTTCGAAAATAGACTTACCATCTCCAGCTAGTAATGTTCCAGCTTTTAATAATTTACGTCCGTTTTCTGTTACTGTTCCTGTAGTTGCTTTATCTACTGTTACTGAAATAGCTTCAAATTCTAAGTTATGTAAGATTTCAGTTTTATTAAAAATTGTTGTTGTTTTCATCTCTTATCCTCCTAAAATGGTTTTTTGTAACTTACACCTTGTGCCAGTCTTGCTCCTAAGTTCAACGGTTTTTCTGCTCCAGTAGCACCTACATTAGGTGTCGTTTGTCTAGCAGATTCTTTAACGGCATTATTAACTGCATCTTTAAATGCTTTTTCGAATACATTCACTGCTTTTAAAGCGTCTTCTGCTGTCCCATGTAAAGCGAATGTCTCAGCTAATTCAGTAGGTAAACCTTTACTAACTAAATCTTTCTGAACTTCCACAATTAGTTGAGAGTGTCTGAACTCAGCTACTTGTTTCTCAAATTCTGCTTTTTGGTCCTCAAAGTCTTTATCACGTTTTTGACTTTCACTTAATTTTGAATAGTCTTCACGTTTTTTTATTTCTTCTTCTAATCTTGAATTAAAGTTAGCTTCATTTTTCGCTTGCTGATTTTTTAAAGCTGTTTGAACTGCTTTATTTACATAGCTATCTAATTCAGATTGAGTAGCAGGTGCTTTAAACTCAGGTTCAGTATTGTTTGTTTCCGTTGTTCCTTCATCTGCAAAGTGTTGTAAGTTTAGTTTTAATAAAAATTGTTTGTTCATTGTTTCTCCTTATCCACGCTAGTCATATTTCTTATTGATCAGTTGTGCACCACTTATCTTTAAAAATAAGCCACGCTAGTTTAATTTGACATAATAAAAAGACCTTTTAACGTCATGTCTAGGACGAAAATGGAAAAATACATCATTTTTTCCATTTTGAAAATAGTTATTTAATTGAAAATGGAAAGTAATCGCTTTAATTCCATTTTGACATAATAAAAACACCTAACAAAAAAATGTTAAGTGTTTATTTTAATTCTTTAATAATTAAATCTTCTCCTAATTCTTCTAGCCTTGAAATAGCTTCATTTAAAGTCAAAGATTTATCTGTTTTTAAATCTAATTCTAAGTCAGATATTATTTTTAATACTTCTTCTTCATTATCTTTATTTCTGAATAATTCATCTGGTAAATACATTATTTAACCCCCTCTTCATTCATAGCATTGACTAATACATTCTGATAAACGAATGTTTCTGAATGTGTTAATTGTTCATTTTTATTAAGTTTACTGAATATACTATCTATATCACCAATCATATGCTTTCTATATTTTCTCTGATTAGGTGCATTTTCTAAAAACTTATCTACTAGTCTTTCTTTATGTTCTATGATGTAATCTTTATACTGTAAACCGTATTGTTGCCAATTATGTTCAATTTTACCTATTTGATTTGCAAGTTCATTCCATTGTGAGTTTTGACCGTTTAACCTGTCATTCCATGCTATCTCACCTAAATCAATTATATTATTTATCGAACTATATTTTTCTAGTTTTTTCAATCTAGGTACAGTATCAAGTAGATATTCTGCATAAGCTGGGCTTAATTGTTCCTTGATACCTAATCTACTTATAGCATAATGAGAAGAACTTTCTGCGAATGTTTCTTCTATTGCCAACGATGGTTCGTTCATTGAACCGTTAGAGAAATAATCAAATTTACGTCCGTGACCTTTAGCGTGATAAGCTTCATGTAATATAGTTTTTAATTGATAATTTTTACCTCTATCATCATTTTCTTCTAAACTATAACCTGTAATGATTAATTTATCTCCATCAGAATCAAAACTGCAATAACCTCTAGCACTTTTTCCTGTATGGTAACCTACTGGTATTTTTTCTAAACCTAATCTATCTAATAAATCTCTAGCAATATTTAAACGTTGTCTGTTTTTGAATTGTAAACCGTTTGACATTTTATCAAACGAACTTTCTTCTTTAATTATATCACCTTTATCATCTTCTTGTAAATTATTATCCAGCCCTCTTGCTTTACGATATTCAGCTATCTCTTTGTCTAGTTTTTCGCTATCGTAATAAGCTGCACTTGAACATTTGCAAAATGGATGCATAGGGTAGTAATTTACACCTACTTCTCTATCTTTAATCTTAAAATGTTGTCCATCAAGATGTTTGCATATATCACATGCTGTTGGTTCAGAGATATACACATATTCTTCATAGCCTGCTTGCTCCATACTGTCTATTTGAACATCTCCCTGAACTCGTGCCGCTTCAGTTACTAACAGTCTTTTAGCTTCATGAACACCAACGTCAAATTGTTTTCTAAGTCTTCCTACTAATTCAGTTGAGTTTCCACCTTGAATAATAGAACGTCTTAACATAACCTCAATAGTATTCATTAAAGCCTTTTGATTAGTCCACAATGTTTTACTGAAGTTACCATACTTATAATCGCTATTCACAATAGCTTTAACACCTTCTTTGCTGTATCTTAATTCAGTATCAAGTATTCCAGCTTGTCTAGCATATTCAGTCTTACCTAACTTTTCTAAGTGATTAGTTATTTCTTTACTATTCTCTTCAGTTAAGTTTGTTAAGTGTAAGTTTATTTCCGCTTTTAACAACTCTAACCTATTAATTCTCATAGTAGCATTGTAAAGCTTCAATTCTGCATTAGCTTCTGGGCTAAAATTTTTGTTCTTAACATACTCTTTTGCTTTCTTCTGGAAAGCTTTTACGTCGTGCTCAGAGACTCTCTTTTGTGCTTCCTCTATAGAAATACCTGCAACCTTTGAATAACGTTCATAGAACACTTTAATTTGATGTTCTACATCTGCTAAGGTAATAACAAAGTTCTTTTCAATCTGAGTCATTGTCTCTTTTTCATCTTTAATTTGATTAAGTTGATTTGCTAATTCTCTTTTTTTCCAATAATTAAACGATTGTTTCATCTACTATCACCTCTTCACCATCGTGTAAGTAGCTTTCTATATCCATTTCATTAAGTCCTAAGTCTTTTAAGAATTTTCTTGCTAATGCTTCGCTATAATCTCCAGCTTTGAATTTTTTAAGAATACTTGTGATTTTATAAAGTAGTTTTCCTTTATCAACATCGTAAGTATTTTCTTCTGGTACTGCTGGAGTATCAAGTAATTCTTGTTCTTTTTTCGGATCATCTACAATTCCAGTTAGTCTCATTGCTGTTTCATTAGTAACCATACCACCTAACGATTTAAAAGCGTTGATAGTCTCTTCAAGTGCTTTAGGTAGATTAGGATTGAATGTGATTTTAAGTTTTGAAATATCAAAATCAGTTAATTCTTTAACATAGTCACCAATATTAGCTATAAGTTGATATCTACGTTTTAAACTTTTTTCAAATAACGATTGAGTATCTACTCTTGCTTGTTCCAGTCCGAACAGTTTATACTTCATAGCTTCACCACTTTGAACACCATTGAAATTTTGGTCTGTCATATCTGGAGTGTTTGTATATTTGTGAATATCATTTACAATACGTTTTTTATAAGACTCAACACCGTTCACATCGTACTGTTTGTATAGATATTTAGCGTCTACCTTACCTTCAGTCCCGTTAATATCCACAGGTGGTTTTAACTGAAGTAATCTTGCACGTCTCATTTTACGCATGTACTCAATTTGCTTTTTGTTATCCCCTAATACATCATCGGGAAAAGCTACTTGTCCGAATATAGCAAGTATTGCATCAGAAGTATCTGTCATATAGTTTGCTGTGTCAGATTGAACTGCATCGTATGAGTCAATTAATGATAGCTCACTTTCATAATCTCCCATACCTTCAGCCGTGTTGAGATATTCTGTAATAGGTACATCGTTAAACATATGAGGCTCGATTGCTAACTCAGTAATTACACCCTCTATCATTTGGCACTTATGAATAACGTTATTTAAATATACATCAATAAAATGTTTTTTATTATCTGAAAGTCCTACAGAGTAATATCTTACACCAGCTAACATTTTATCTTCTAGTGTATTATCATAAATCACAAATGTATTTAATGGATCTAACCTCTTAACTTTAGTTACATCTTCCATTGAACGATACACTAAGTCGTATGCTCTACCTACTTTTGATAAATCCAGAACAAGCATTCTGTTTAAATCATGAAAGCTATTGACTTTAGCTATTTCTTTCAGCACTTCATCTGTTGCACTGTTTTCTTCTCCGTCTTCATATTCAACTTGAATAGGTTTACCAACTAAATATCCTTGCTTAAACACAGATATACTCTTACCAAAATTATGAATGATTCTAGTATCCGCCATATCTTGCTCACTACGTCTTTGTTGAACGCTAATAGTATGGTTGTTACCTTCTGAATAGTCGTATAATTCTTGAATTCTAGGACGTTGTGTACTTTTATGATGCTCTAGGAATTCCCTTAAGACTTTATGTTCATTTTCAAACAATTCTTCAACGTTATTAATTCTGTAACGCATTCTAGATTCTCTATGAAATCTAAGTGTTAATGTTTTACTCTTACCTGTACTATCAACGAATGTTTCATTGTATGCCATTTATTATCCTTTCCCAAATCCAGCAACAAGTGTGCTGTATTGATTATCTTGTTTATTTTGTTGACCAATAATATTAATGTAAGGTATATATCCATATTGACTAGCGTTGATAGTATGGTCATTTCTATCTTCTGGTTCGTCTTTATCTTCTTTCCACGAATATATATTTAACTCTCTGATATGCTCTTCACAGTGGTCTAATACTAAGTATTTTAAATTCTTCATCCAACCACTTGAAATATTTATCCTATCTATGATTCTTACACGCTTATCAGCGTTATAAAACTCATATATCAAGCCTTTTTGTTGTTTATACTTTCTTAATTCCATCATCGTTGCCTGGTCAGCGTTATCAACAAAGACTTTACGACAAAAGCCCCACTTATCTTTACAGTAGTCTAAAAAATTATGTAATTTTACTGCAACGTCTGAAGGTGCTATTTTACTGTTGTTAAAGTCTTTATTATTATAAGTTTTCTCTTCAAGTGCAATAAGTTCTCCGTCTGTTGTGATACCTTGAAAAATAAACGATATTGTATCTTCAGTCTTATCTGAGTAAGATGTATCGACACCACAAGAATAACGGATAAACGTTTTAGTCCTTGCTATATCTTCGGTTATAACGTTTGATTTTCTATCAAACATACTGAATACCAAGCCTTCTGCACGTCCTCTGAGACCTTGAATTTTATTCTTATAAAGTTTTGTTCCAACTGCAACTGTATTTTTAATCTTTTCTTTCTTTTCTTCCGATAAACCATAATTATGATCAAAAGAAAAAAACCAGTAAGTCCAATTAGCTTGTTCTGGTTCAATTAACATTTCTCTTATTTCCTGCGGTGTGTCATATTCATATTTAGGTAATGCTCTAAACCTGTTTATATACCTTGAATAGATAGGGAGTGTAGGATCGTCTGGATTCATTGTACACATCCAATAATCACATCGCATAGTTGCTTCTTGTACAAAATCAATGTCAGCTGTGTTTATTTCATCGATAAAACCGCAACCAAACTGTGAACCTAACGCTTTTTCCCATTTATCTCTTGAAGAGTAACCTAAAATAAATATAATCTTTTCACCGCTAGGAGTATCGTATTTTAAATGTGGTAATTTATAATTAGCATCACCATTACCACGATATACTATGTATTCATCAAATATATCAGTAATTCCTAAATCTGATTGAATTATATTCTTTTCAGCATCTCCAACTGACTTCGCACTAATGAAATGTAATTTTTGTTTACTCTGTGCAACTTTCAACATGAATTTAACAACACCTACAGTTGTTTTCCCTGCTGCCGTTGTTCCTTCTAATGCTTCAGCTTCTGCTTTATGTTTTAAGAAATACTTATACTTCGGAGATAACACAATGTTATTCATCGTCTTTTTCCTCTAGTTGAGTTAGGATACTTTCAAGTTTGCTATTTGTAGTAACGTTCATTTCAATTTTTTCTGAAGTTAAACCGTATCTTTTCGCTAATTCAACCGCAGCACTTTTCCTTGTTGCTGCATTAGGTTTAATCTCTATAATTTGCTGCGCTCCATTTCCTATCCCTAATGCATAAGGTTCAAGTATTTCACCACGCATTACAGATGTGAAAAATTGCAACACTTCATCTTGATCAGCTATTTTTTTTGAACTCAATTCAGAAAGCCGTTCATCGATGTACGCTTTTATGCCAACATTTGCCAACAATTTATGAGATTGTTTCCTTGCGTAATTAACAGAATATCCTGCACTCAAAGCCGATTTTTCAGCATTTCCACTAATGATGTACTCATCAGCGAATTTTTGTTGTTTTAAATTTAACTTTGCCAATTTTCCACCATCCTTTCTTGACAAATAAAAAAAGACAGTCGTTAAACTGTCGAAAGAGGTTGTTATGATAGTGATTTTAGGTAAGAGATTAATAACATACAAAATTTAAAAGTTTGGTATCCACATCTGCTTGTATAAAATCAAAGTAACTATATCTAGGAGTTCCCTTACCTAAAATCTTATAATATCATTATAAATGGTTTACCCCCGCCATTCAATAGAGTTTCTCCGCCAATTACCGCCAATTAGATTTTTATGGAAAAAATACCTTGAGAATTTAATCTTTGACACGTTCTCGTTGAGATATTCATTTTATATTTTATAGTCTCTTCATCTAAGCAGTCATAGTATCTGTAAAACATGTAAAGTCTACATTTATCATCTTTTATTTTATTCAACACACCTCTAGTAATAATTTTCACATTCATTAATTCAGAGGTATTGTCATAAATTTCTTTCTCCAATTCAATAATCTTACACACTATTATTTCCTGTTGACTTGTATTGCTACCACTTGTTTTAAAATCTTCTTTTGTGTAATCAGTAATTTTAATAGATTTTTTCATCTCAGCTAATTCTTTTAGCTCGTCCATATTTCTTTTAATATGGCTTCTAATTGAATTTATTTTATTTAAAAAATTTTTTCGTTTAAAATACTCTTCGTTACTCAATTTTCTTTGCATACACATCTCCTATTATCAGTATTTTATCATTGACATCACATAAATCAACCGTTAATTGTTTAAATTCAACAACAAACTTTCCTTTAGCAAACTTCACCTCACCTATTAATTGTTCATCGTATTTAACAATGTTATTTTCAAATATCATATTACCCCATTTATCTTTTAGTTCGCTGCAACGTAAAATCGTGAAGTTTTTAGTCTTAATATTTCCGTAAGGTTGTACTTCTAACTCAATTTCTTTAGTTTTAAAATTGTATTTAACCACAGATTTTACACCTTGAGTGGGAGTATAAGCTTTTAGATCGTACATCTTACTTCCTCCTATATCTCTTTACACTCAATGTTACTCACATCCATAAGGTTTATTTTTACACCTCTTAAGTCATATTCAAAATACACTATTTCATCATTTTCCTTTGCCATATCGAAATACCAAAGTAGTTTCTTTGTTGTTTCTACACCAAAAACATAGATTGCTTTTTCTCCGTTTTTGAAATTGATTGTAATTTTGTACAGTTTCATTAGCAAAACACCCCTTTTACCTCTTACTTAATTCCGTTCTTGCTTTTAAACAGATTCACTTCTTTCTCGATGCTTTTAAGAAGCACGGTTTCTTCTTCAATATCTGTTTCATTT